GCGGGGCATACACCACGAGGAGGTCGAATGGGACGCAGTCAACGCTGGATGGACGCGGTAGCGTGGGCGCTCGAGGACGGGCCGAGGTCCTTCGGGGACGTCGTCGATCGGGTCGGTGGGTGGGACGATCCGCTTGGGGTCCAGGCCGCGCTTCGCGCGTGGCGGGTCCTCGGGGTGGTGCGGGTGGTCGGCGATCGCCGCACGGCGCGGTGGGAGGTGATCCGTGGGTGACATGCTCCACCTCTGGCGGCTGTGCCGCCGGTGCTGTGCCGGCCCGCACCCGAGCGCTACGACGCTCGATCGGTGCCGGGCCTGCGGCTCGGGCGATCTCGTCCCGCTCGGCAGCCACGAGGGGCGGCGGATCCTCGCCGAGGTCGACGCCCGCCGGGCCGTCGATGCCGAGGAGGTGACGTCGTGATCGCGCTCCTGATCGCGTGCAAGGGCGCCCCGGGCGAGTCGGGCGACACGATCACCGACCCGGACCCGATCGACACCGAGGAGACCGGGGGCGACACCGACACCGCCGACACGACGTGCCACGGTGACGCCTCGTGGCACCCGTACACCGACGAGGTGTACCTCCAGGCCGACGGGACCGCGGAGGTCGAGGTCAACGCCGACGCGGTCGTGTGCGCGATCACCCCGGGCGCCCCCTGGTTGGCGTGCCTGATCGGCCCGGAGTGTCCGACGACGCTTTACCCGCCGGTCACGATCACGGGCTCGGCGGTGATCTGCGTCACGGGTCCGCCGGCCGGCTCGGGCCAGGGGCCCGCCGACTGCGTCTTTTCGACGAGCGCGGGTGAGTGGGCACTGACGGTGGTGCCGTCGTGACGCCGCCCGACTGGCGGGCGGGTGGGCCCGATGCGTCCGCGCGGGCCGGGGCGTCGTGGGCCGACGTCGCCGCGCCGGTCCTGCTGATGGTCGGGGTGCTGATCGGCGTCGCGATCGCCGCGGTGGTGGGGCCGTGACAACGGCGATCACCCGGTGGGCGTGCGACGTCTGCGGCGAGGAATGGACCACCGAGGAGGCCGCTCGGCGGTGCGAGCGCTCACCGCTGCCTCCGCTCCCGCCGTGGGCCGCGGTCGGACGGGTGGTCGTGGCATCCGGGCGCTCAAGCCGATCCCGGACCTCGTGGGCCACACGTGGGCCGTCGACGCCGGCGTGCCTCGCTCGTGGGTCGACCCCGATGCGGCTTGGGACGATCCGTGGGTGCCGATCCGCTGGTACGACCCGAGCCACGGCCTCGACGGCTACCGGTACACGCCGTGTGAGGCGCCGTACGCCGCGGAGGCCGAGGAGTACTGGCGGCGCATCGTCCGGGAGGTGTACGAGCTCGATCCCGACGCGATCCCGCCGCCGCTGCTGTCGCCGTGGGGGCCGGTCCGGGGCAATCGTGAGAAATAAGGAAACGCGAGGAAACCATGGCAACGCACGATCACTACCTCGATCCGAAGTTCCGCGCGGCGATGATCGAGGCCGCCGAGCTGGGCGCCCCGCTCGGCCTCCTCGCTCGGGTCGGGGGCGTGACCGACCACACGATCTACCGGTGGCGCGCCCGCGCGAAGGAGGGGCACGCCGACCTGAAGAAATTCTTCGACGAGATCGATCGCGCCTATGTGCGCGGGGACATGGAACTGCTCCGAAAGTGGCGTAAGAGCGACGACTGGCGCGCGATCGCGCAGCTCTTTCGGGTGCGGTACCCCGAGTTCCGCGACGGCTTCGTCGTCGAGCTGCGCGGGGGCCTCGCCGAGCTGTCCGACGAGGAGCTTGAGGCGCGGCTGGTCGCGGCGGCCGAACGTGCCCGGATCGGTAGCGCGCCCGCCCTCGAGGCCCGGGAGGTGATCGACGTCGAGCCGGGGGAGCCCGATCCGTGATCGCCGACGCCGACCGGGACCTACTCGCGGAGTACGAGCGTCGCCGAGCCGCCGCCCCGCTGCGATTCGCGACGCTGTGGGACCGGCCCGCGCCCCGCACGAGCCAGCGGCGCTACGTCGGCGAGCTCCTGGCGGCGCTCGGGGCGGGCGCCACCAGCGCCGTGCTCCTCGGCGGCAACCGGAGCGGCAAGTCGGAGGCGGGCGCGATCCTCGACGTCGCGCACGCCCTCGGCGGCGATCACCCGGACGTTGTGAGGCTGTGCGAGCGCAACGGCCTGCCCGTCGACGCGATCCCGCCCGGGCCGGGGCGCGTGTGGGTGTCCGCCCCGACCTTCGGCGACGCGCGCAAGTACGTACGGCCGAAGATCGAGGCGTATTGCCCGAAGGGAACCGAGTTCTGGCAGTGGAGCGGCAACCAGGAAGGGGAGGCACGGCTGCCAGGCGGGGGCGTGATCGTCAGCAAGGCCGTCGACCAGGGGCGCCGCGCGTACCAGGGCGACGCGATCCGGTGGGCGCGGTGGGACGAGGAGCCCGAGGATCTGGCCGTCGTGCGTGAGGCCCGGATGCGCCTCGCCGACTGCCGGGGGCGCGAGCTGTACACGATGTCACCGATCCTCGGGTGGACCGAGCTCCTCCGCGGGTGGCTGCACCTCGACGACCCGATCGCCTCGGTGCCGGTCCGGGCGCTCCACGGGCGGGACAACCCGCACGTCCCGACGGACTACCTCGAGGGCCTGCTGATCGGGTACGACGAGGCCGAGGCCGCCGCCCGCGCCCGGGGCGAGATCCGATCGCGGGCGGGCCTGATCTTCCCGCGGTGGGACCGCGGCCTCCACGTCGTCGAGCCGACGCCGGTGCCGGGCGAGTGGGTGCGGTACGCGGGCCTCGACTTCGGCGCGAGGAACCCCACGGCGTACGTGTACGCCGCGCTCGACGCCGACCGCGACGTGCTCCACATCGTCGATGGGATCTACGGGCCGGAGATCCTGACGTCCGACCTCGCCCGCCGGGTGCGCGAGCTTGAGGCCGAGCACGGGCGACCGTCCGAGATCCGGTGGGCCGACTCCGAGGGCCTCCAGCAGCGGATCGACCTCGCCGACCTGGGGATCGAGACGATGCCGGCCATCAAGGCGGTCCGCCCCGGGATCAACGCCGTGGGCGAGCGCCTGCGCGCGTCGGTCGACGGCCGCCCGGGCCTCGTGGTGCACCGGCGGCCGGGCCTCGAGCCGCTGATCCGCGAGCTTGAGGGCTACGTGTGGGCCCCGACCGGTGACGCCCCGCTCAAGCGCAACGACCACGCGGTCGACGCGCTGCGGTACCTCGTGCTCGGGCTCGCCCGCTACCGGTGAGCGATTCGCGCCGGATCGCGATCGGTGCTACGCTCGGGCGCGATGCCCGATCTCCCCGCGAATCGCCCGCCGTCGCTCGTGGCTCGCTCGCTTGCGTGGCTGGCCCGCGCCGCGGGCGTCGCCGACGCCTCGCCCGCCGAGTTCCGCGCGGGGTACGACTACGCCTCGGGCTCGCCCGTGTCGCCGGACGACCGGGCGCTTGACTCGCTCTCGGCCTTCGCGGCGTTCGCCTGGGTGCAGGCGTGCGTGTCGGCGGTCGCGGAGGATCTCTCGGGCCTGCCGATCCGGGTCCTCGGCGACGACACGCCCGAGGCCGAGGCGCTGCCGCGGCACCCGCTCCTCCTGCTGCTCGAGGCGCCCTCGTCGGGCACGTCCGGGCTCGCCCTGCGCCGGCAACTCGTGACCGATCTCCGACTCACGGGCAACGCCTTTGTGCTCCTCGTCGCGGGCGCCCGGGGCTCGGCGCCCGCACTGTACCGACTCCACCCCGAGCGCACGCGGCCGGTCCCGGGCCCGTCGGGCGAGGCGATCGCGTACGACTACACCGGCGAGGGCACGCAGCGCTACGACCGCTCGGTCGTGTACCACGTCCGCACCTCCTCGTGGTCAGACGATCCGCGCTCGCTCCTCGGGACCGGGGCGATCGAGGCGCTACACCAGGACCTGACGACCGACCTGGAGCTGTCGCGCCGAATGGCGAGCGCCGCGAAGGCCGGGCGGCCCGAGGCGATCGCCGTGCCGAAGGGCGACGCGGGCACGGCGTACGGCCCCGAGGCGACCCGGGCGATCGCCGACTCGATCGCCCGCGCATTCCGGGCTCGCGACGGCGGCGTGGCCGTCGTCGGCAAGGCGATCGAGATCACCCCGATCGCCTGGGCCCCAAAGGACCTCGGGCTCCTCGAGCAGCGCGACTCGGTCCGCGATCGCGTGCTCGCGGTCCTCGGCGTGCCGCCGACGCGGGTCGGGCTGCCCACGGCGAACTACGCCACGTCGCAGCAGCAGAGCCAGACCTATTGGCAAGGGCTCCGCGGGTTCGTCGCGTTGATCGACGCCGAGCTGACCCGACTGGCCCGCGCCCTCGACGGCGGCTCTCGGGTCGTCGTGCGGCACGACTTCGCAGGCGTGCCCGCGCTTCAGTACGACAGGACCGAGCGCCTCCAGCGCGTGGTGACCTGGGTCGGCCTCGGCGCCGATCCCGACGAGGCGACCGCGTACGAGGGGCTCCTGGGCGCGCCCGCCCTGGAGCCCCTCGTAC